ATCCAGCCAGCCATGCCCCATACATGAACGAAATCATCGGGATCAATGGCTTGAGCAAGGCAGCGAACATAAATTTTAGGACGCTGACTAGCGTCCACTTGGTCAAGAATGTATGGTAAACTCTCAATACCGGGTTGAAACATGTCTTCAAAATAGACCACATCATCACTTGTGACTTCTCCTTTACGCATCATTTGAACAAGATTCATCATCTGACTCATGCTGAAGTAACTGCGGCCGTGTGCGTCCAGCACTTGGCCTACACTGATACTTTGCGAGCTATCAATGGTGTCGCCAGGAACATAAACTACATCAAGTCCACGACGATCAAAAACACGTCGGTTCCATTCTGACAGTTGTAGAGTGTAGCGAGCCTCGTAAGATTCTAAACCACAATAAAATAATTTTCTCATTGTTTTCCTATGTTTATTTAAAATTTGGACCATTGACCCACCCTACTAAACTGTATCGAGTACCTTGTGTTACCGGAGTAACATCATGTACCGACCAACTTGGAAAAAAAGTTATCATTCCTTTGGTCCTTGGCGCAACTTCTGGTTGCGTTTTGGAATAGTGAAATCTCAAATCTCCGCCGGCATATTCGTTGTCGTTTGATAGTTGTACACTGAAACTCAATTTCCTATTGGGAAATCGGCGACCAATGTCCAAGTGTTTCTGATAGTTGCTATTGTTGTTTCCATTATACACTGTGAATTGTAACGCAGGCAGGTGGGTTAAGTCAAATTGAAAATGCTCATTATTAACTTTGTTAATGGCATCTGCTAAGGTAGCGTATATCCAATCAAAATCTGACTCTACCTCATCAGATTCTAACCAAGAAATATCACACACACGATAATCTGAAATTACCCCGTGATCTACATTAGCAGATATTTTTTTTACCTTGTTTCCCTGGATGATAATTTCATCTAGTTCTCGCTCAGTAAAAACATTATCCACTGCAACCCAACTGGTATTAACTTTAGAAATATTAACCAGTGGCCATTTGGTCATAGATTAAATGTTTCTGTTTAAGCGACGGCCATCTTCTGACCACATGTCACGGGCGTTTTTGCCTTGAGTGAACTTGCTATACTGTTGCCACGCATAACTTTTGAAGTTGTATAGGTCTGCTTCATTAAAACGATATCCGTAGTTGCGACAGAATTCTAGCAATTTATCTAGGTCTTCTAGTGCGGCACGGGCCTTGGGGTTGACTTGCATTGCTGGTTTACCCATGATGCTTCCTTTTAATTTTTAATAGTAAGGTTAGGACGTGAAATTTCATACTTGATCAAGCATCCGTTTTCGTTGTCTTCGGATACTTCAATCCACACAGCTCTGTCCGGATATCGCTGTGCAATCTGTATATATATGTCATCTGCCATCATCTCGCAAGATTTATGATCCAACTGCAACACTGGCGTTGAACTGTCTACTTCACTGTACAGTCGCTCTAGCCAACGTTTGAATTGAATAAATTCAATGTCTCTGTCATTATGGAACACATCAATCCACACACGAAAGTGAAAAATGTGTCTGTGTGGCACACCAAGAAAACTCACATCGTCCCAGTCGCCTGTGGCCAACTTTGGATCTGTGTCGGCACCTGGGTACATGTGTACCCCTTCTTTCTGGAATGTGACCCAAACTTTACGTTGGGCTTTTTCCATAATTCTTATTGCTTGTTCTGCCATTGCTTGTTCTCTTTGATTCATAATGTTTCGTCCTTTGTGTATTTAGACCACGGTGTAAATGTGTTGCGATTTTGTAAACTGTGTACACTGTGACACCATACACCTGGATTGGTTGCGTCAAAGTCTACATCATCTAATTTGATTGTGGCATTGTATCCCAGTTGTTGTATATGGGGCAATTTAACTGAAATCATTGGAATAAAATTGTTGTACTCAGCAAACCCAGTTTCGAGCAAACCAGGCACCCACTTAACATCAATGTCCAGTGTACACAGGTATCCTGCATCTAAACATGGCTGAATCATTTCTTCCCAGTGTTCCCAGTGATACAGGCCAGTTGAATCTGGAAAACTCATGTTAGCGCCAAAATAGATATGCTCACAGCCGTGTAAGTGTTCAGTGATCTGTTCAAATGATTGCACTCCCACAACAAACAATGTTTTTAACCCGTGTGCAGGTGTGTGCTCTACTTCGACTCCGGTAAAGAAATTTACCGAATCGTCATGTCCATCTCTGATCATAGTACTGTTTGCTCTAATTTGGTTAAGTTATCTGCAGAAAGTTCTTCTTCGTCTGATTGTACACTAGATTCCGTATCTTCGTCAACCACTTCAAACAAGTTGTTAAATTGGGTACGGGCGTTTTTGGCTTTTTTACCCTTAAAACCCCGTGTACCAACTATATCCATCCAATAACGATCATAACTTTCGATAATGGCTTCTGCTTCTGCTCGATCTGGTGTGGCAAAGATTGCTTCCACAATGTCTTCAAACTTGGTATGGTCGCCATTTGTGTCCCACATCATTTTGGGTCTTGACCCAGCATCAAACTCACGATTGGCACGTTGTACTGATTCCAAATGCAACCAAACATTGTGCCCCATCAGTAATGCGTAACTAAATGAATCCCAACTTGTTTTGCCTTCCTTGCCAATTTTATTTAAATCACCGGGCTTGTAATAACAAATGTCTTTCATTTGTAAATGTTGGCTAATTGGGCTTTCGTCAAACTTGTCAACAAATCCGTCTGCTACAACTGCTTGACCATACGGGCGTGTATCTGTGGAATACTTTTTATCATCCACAATGGGATTCATTCTATAACTCCACTTGCCGTCGTGTGGTAGAACAATTTCGTGATACACTTGTCCGTTAGCAGTGGCCAGGAATGGACTGGCACAATCAAAACTGATAGTAAAGTCTGGATTCACATACTTTCTAACTGCACGTTGAATCACAGTTAACAGCACAGCCCACTCCAGTTTACTTGTACCCAAGAAGTGCATCCAATCATGCACACCTTGTTGCAACAAGTTGTCGTGCCTCAGTGCCACCAAACGTCGGAGCACCAAGTGTACATCGCACATGTTCTGCCCACCCATACTCCAGCCATTGAAGTGTGTGTCAGGATATTTGACAGGATCGCAGTAGTCTTTCATCAAGTCATACCAACGATCAGCATCGTCATGACTAGCACCCTGCAACACGTTCAGCACTTTCATACCGCCATTCTTCACACCCTTGCGGTGCTTCATGAAGTATTCGTTGTTGTACTTGGTAGCGTCAACTGCTTCTTGTAATGTTTTTATACCACACTTGTCACTGGCGTTTTTGTCGTGTATAACCCAAGTAGGAATATCCAACGTCATACCGTACGTGGCAACACCGTCTAGCCATTTAAGAATGGATTCACGCTTCTTCTGTGCTTTGGGGCAACCCGAGTTGGCCTTCCAGTCTCCTTCCCACAAGCCTTTGGCAATTTGGAATCCACCAGAGTCACCAAGTAGCAAAGTGTTAGGATCACGGTTTCGCACCATGTCCTCACTCCAGTCCTGCTTGTTGAGATCCAAGTTGGCGTGACCACCTGATGCCAATGACCACCGGTATGGAAACAAACTCTTTTGATCATTTAACCAATTCATCTGCTCCATGTCTTGTATACCTGCTGGCATACGACTGGGCTCTACGTAAGGACCGTTTACTGGATCACGTTGCTTGCCTATAAAGGCGGCGTAGAATCCGCTAATAGCTGGCAAAAAAATTGCATAATCTAATTGCTTGGCTGTTAGATTGTCTTGTTCCATTACTTGCTCTGTGCTGGGAGAATGTAGTTGTAAACAGCAAGACCTGAATCAACAGTGATCATTGCGGCACCGTCGTCACTGATCTTGACAACCTTGTCGCCTGTTAGATCCATAATGCTGATAAAAGTTTTAATGGGCCATGACCATGCACGTTTGAGTTGCCCTGTGACATCTGGCTGAAACACAAAGTTGCCAGCGTGTGTACTGTGATCACCAAAGAAAAACATCAAGTTGGTGCCATCAGTTTTTGCTTGGAAGTTTGTTTCTTCTGCGTTGGCCTGTGCTTGCATTTTCAAACGCATGATACTGGCCACAGTTGGTTCAAACTCAATATGCCAATTGACACCTTTGAACTTTACAGTTTTGAGTTTGTCGTTGACAATTTCACTGGCCATAAAACGATAGCTGTTCTTGAAGTCGCCTGTGGCGTTTTCAAAGTTGATGCCATCCGGCTCACCAGTACTACGGCGTGTAATACTGAGTTTGGCGTTCTCGCGATACTCCTGAATGTTCAACAAGATTTTTAACTTGCTCAAATTTGGCATACCAAAGTTGCCAATAAAGTCAGCAACAGGGTTGGCAAACTTGCCTTCCACCACAACTGATCTGTCTTCGGCCAAGCCAGCAATAACAGTTTCTTTGTCGTCGCCTGTGATTTTGACCAAGTCAATCACACCCAAATCGAGTGTGTGTTGAACCAGGTCTAGTAAATGATCTCTCATGTTTTAATTCTCCTATAGTGTATTGTACGTGAGTTATTTAGATTTAGCAAGTGTTTTGGGTAATATTTTTGCCAGTGTTTGCCCGCCTTTTAAACTGTCAAGTGCTCCAGGCTTGCGCAATTCCAACCAAGTAAGATTTTGGTTATCGTTCCATGTAAACTGTTGCTGATACCCAATACGCTTGGCTGTTGCTTTGACTCGGTTTCCTGGCGTATAAAAACCATATGTCTTTTCAACCAATGCCACACAATGAGCACGATCACAATCATTGAATGTCATTGCCAATGTGCCACCTGGTCTTAATTTCTTAAAAATATTTTCGAGATAGTTTTCTAAAATATCAATTGGTGTGTATTCAAAGAAATTGAATGCTAAACATAACCCAAGTTGATTATTTGGTATTGCGGATAACACATCAGTTGATGTTGGCGGTTCAATATACAATCGTAGTCTATCTTGATACTCGGTGTTAAATTTAGATACTGATGGCGTTAACAATGCATTGCCCCAGTCAATCAAATACAACGGATCAAGTCCTACTAAATCATTGATAAAGTGTTCTTTTCCCGGACGAATAACCAATCCAGCATATTTCCAATCAATGTATGAGTTTATTCTGTCAGACAGCATCTTCTGAGTTTCTGGACTCATTTCTAGTTGTCGGTCAAGTATTTGTTGATCAACATCGGTATTTGTTTTGTCGTCGAGCTTACCATACCTTGACGATTCTTCGTTGTATCGCACAGCACTATCTTGATAGTAAGTTTTTTCAGCAACTTCGATCATGAAATCTAACTCTTGGATTAATCCATTTAGTGTGCCGCCAAATTGATCGAACACATCGACTACGTTATCTAAATCTTCTTCCATCGTTTGCGTATATGTACGTGGTTGAATAACACTGTTTTTAACAGTATGTACAACATCTGAAAGTTTATGTCGTGCATGATATGCTACGTCGGCTATGTTGTACTCCAACAGTTGATTACGGTGCGCAATAAGTTCACTTAATTTCATATACTACCATTCAAATAAAGTTTGGAACGTGTTTTCTGTATTGGTTGCACTTGCCAGATCCCAATTCATGACACCCAACAAGTTGTCAATCTTCTGATCAACCACTGTTGCTTCCATCAATCCATCATCAAACGGCAGTTGTTTAAACCATTCGGGTAACCGTTGCTCGTCTGTTGGATAGCCAATACTGGTCCATCCCAGTGGATTTGTTTTTAATTTGCACACAATAGTTTTCATGCCATCTACAATCTGCATTGAATAGTTATCGCTGTTCATACGACGCAGATTATTCCAGTTCAATGCAGCTCTGACATGTCCTGGCATATTTGCCCTGCCTTGTCGTTCTTCTTCGGCTGCGTATTTGGTCAAGTTGTTGACACGCTTGGGACTGCCTTTTTCCCAGCCAGGTCTGTCCATAAATTCATATTTGAATTCGCGAATGCGCTCAATTACCTTGTCTTTTTCTTGTCCGCTAAGTGCAAGATTTAATACTTCTAGCAAGAAATCTTGAATAACTTTTGGAGTATCACTGCGTTTTAGATCAAGGCCCATGACTTTTGTCTTGCCTAGTGCGCCATTTGTGTCTAGCCGCTTGCCTTCGAGATCAATAATGTTCACAGCATAACGTTTCTTTGTAATAAACAATCCACGATCTGCTACAATTTCTCGCCCTGCTTTGATCAACCCTCCCATGTCTCTGGGACAATGAAACGCTTGCTCCATAAAGCCCGGGAAAGAGTCATTGACTTGGTCAGCAAGAGAATCATATAGTGCAATACATGTTTCCTTGTTCCACTCCATGCGTCCTTCTTCAACTTCTTTCTTTATCACAGGCCATGCAGTGAAATAACAACTGTCTGTGTCACCATAAATGATTGCGTCACCAGTGTGATCGTACACTCCAGTGATGCATTCATTGATGTGTGCATCCATGTGCCGGGCAATTGCACGACCTGTTAGTGTGGTACTCTGTCCGATACGATGATCAAAGAATCTACAACCTGGATTCAAAATAGCACCGTACAAACTGTTCAAATTAATCTTCTTGACCAACTGCCGCTTGTCCCAGAATGCTTCTTCTTTCTTGTCCTTGGCGTCTTTTTTCTTTGCTTGCATTTCCTTACGCTCGGCATACCAACGTTCCAACAAGCCGGGAATGATACCTTTCTTTTCGTAAGATAGAATAGTACCATTTGCAGTCAAAATCCAAGGCCGATTTGAATCAAACACAATTGACCAAATTTGTGATGCAGAATAAACATCAGACTCGCCGTTTTGCCAATCAATGGTAATTTCGGTTCCAGGTGATTGTTCCATAACAGCAGTATACTCTAAACTGCCAAACAACCCTTCCCATGCTGCCGCAAAACTTGAACCACTGTTTGTTTTATCTTTGATATAGCGATCGGTCATTACGGGACGCAGTTGTCCCAGCACAGTTTCTGGTCCCATGTTCATAGCACGAATTGCCGACGGATACAAACTGTTGATGTCAACAGATCCAATCCATTCGCTCATGCCCTTCTTGGGATATGCCACGTATGCGCCTGCTGCCTGTGTGTCATCGGAGTTGGGCGAACGTTGCTTGCGATTGGGAACAACCACACCTCGTTCGTGTGCTTCATTGATGATGGCCTGCTCTGTCACTGCTACTGCACCCATTGTGGTTTGTAGCAATACAGTATTGGCGTGTGCTAGTGTGTTGGCAAGATCTAAAAACTGCAATTTTTTGTCCAGTTTGTCCAACAGCGCAGTATCTTGCCTGTTGTAGGCAATAAAAGTTTTAAAGTGTTGATTGTACAGTTGATCCAGTGTGCCTTCGAACTGTGTTTTACGCTCGCCGAGTTCGTGTTCAGCAATAGCATCCAAACTGTAACTGTGACGTTCTTCGTATGTGTACTTGCGATACAGTTGCATATAATCCATATGCACACGGCCAATCAAGTCATATGTTTGTTGCTCAGCACCAAAGCGTTCGAACATTCTTGGTTTGGGAAACTGTCCCCACAAACAAAACTTGCGTGTATCATCCTTGCTGAGTATGCGAGTAATACGATTCACTGTGTAGGGAATATCATAGCCTTCGCTGTTCCAGCCACTTAGTACATCTGCATCATCAATCAAGTCCAAAAACATTTTCAGCATGTCTGCTTCGTTGTCAAACAAGAATGTGTTGTCAAACTCAGCCACCAGTTCTTGAGCAGTTGCCATGCTAAGACTTTTTGGGGGAACAGCAAGTGTTATAAGTTGATCAAGCCAATTCAAGTACACAGAAATAGCAGTGATAGCATTGAATGGATCATGCGTGGGCGAGAATCCTCGAACTTTGTCAAAGTCTACTTCAATGTCGAAAAATGCTGTTTGTAGTTCAGGAGCAACAGCATCTTTGTAGTTTTCTTCAAAACATCTAAAGATGGGATTGATATCGCTTTCGTACAATTGTTTGCCACCGTGCATACGAACTTCTTTGCGAAATTCTTTGTTGTTGCGTGTACTAAAGCGACTAACAGGTGTTCCATAAATGCTTTGAAACTTGCCTCGTGGGTCGTCGTAATAGAAAATGTAGCTAGGCGGATATTCTTTGTATACCCGTCGACCTTCTACTCGCTCTATCACATGGATGCGATCGTGTTCACGATCAAAAAGTGCGTCTACGTAACTCATTTATTAATCATATCTGTAAAAATTTTATCCAAAAATTGACCTTTTAAAAATTCTTGTTTATAGTCAAAGATCAGTTCTCGGTTATGCAATGCATTATTATACAACAGATCAGCATCATACGCAACCGAATCGGTGACAAGTATGTCTAGCAGTTTTTGCTGCCGTTCTATCCAAGGAAGTTTATCAATTTGCAACATAAAATCATCAATTTTAAAACCTAATTCTGCTAGTTTAGAGAGAGAATGTTGTTGAGAAAATAATAAATTAATTGTTGGTGATTGTAGTGCTCTGTGCAACTTTTCGGTATAACAGTAACCAATGTGGCCGTCTTCGACTGCATAAGTTTCTAATACCAATGAATATTTAGAATCTGCGGCATGACTGTCCAAGTTTGTTGTTTCGATGAAATTTTTGTAAGGTACATGTGGTCGTAATTCGTGATATGCTTGTTCAAAATGCGGTAGCTTGTTTAACTCATGGTGGGTATGAATCCAATCAAACAATTCAATTCCTGATTTATCTGAATAAAATTCATATTGAAAGAGTAAAAAACTTACATAACCTTTATCTAGTAGATCATAGTGTTTTAAAAAATAAAACCAAGTTTGCCTAACCGAATCGACCCGTTGTATAAAACAATTAAACAATCTAGATGGGGTTGTTTGTGTACTATTGCTAATTTCCTGACAATCAATCATACCAAACAGTTCATTAATTGATATAAATGTTATATTTTTTAATTTTTTAGTTTGTGTTGTGTCTACTATGTTGTCAGTTAGATAGTATAAATGTTTGCCACTGTTACCTAACTTGACATCTAACTGCGTTAAATCATCACTCGACATAACTAACTCAAATATTGTTAATTTGACAAGTTTGGTAAATGCTGATTCGCTAATGCGCTGATACGTACCAAAAAATCCAATGTTGTTTTTAATGCACCATTGCCGAATCTTGTCTTCAAAATGGGCTCGATGAGCCTGCCACTCCATATCCTCATTGGTATTCATTACAAAATTTTGATTTATCATGTATTTTACTATTCTCTGTTTATGACTAGCAGAACTTGATTCATGCTCTTAATGTGAGCGACGCTTTGTATTATGTTGTTACAGTATTTATTGGTATATAAATACAAGAATGATAAAACCAACACTGCCTTTTTTAGAAACTATGGTAACTTATGCATGTAATCTAAGTTGCACCGGATGCACAAACTACAGCGATTACAACATGAAAGGCAATGTTAACTGGGCTGACAGCAAACGCTGGATAGAGAATTGGCTTGACATTTTTGATATTCCTGACTTTGGGTTAATAGGCGGCGAACCAATGATTAGTCCTGAAATTAAAGAATGGATATATGGTTGCAGAGAGTTGATGCCTGACAGTCAAATTAGATTTACTACTAATGCTGTTAATTTTTTACAGAATACTCAAGTGCTAGATTGGTGTGCTGAAATTGGAAACTGTGTGTTTAAATTCTCTATTCATGAAGATGCAAGTTATGCAAAACAGTCAATTGAATATGTATTTTCAAAATATAAATGGAAACCGGTTACTGAATATGGTATAAATCGATGGGTAGGCCCAAACGGAATTAAATTTCAAATTAATAGCCCAACCACGTATGTTAAGACATATAAAGGCAGTTACGGTAATATGCAACCGCACAATAGCAATCCTAAAGATGCGTTTGACATTTGTGTGCAAAAAACTTGTCCCCTTTTATATAACGGAGACATTTACAAATGCAGTAGTGTTGCTTTGTTAAACCGTGTACTCAATGATTGGAAACAACCGATTGACAACAGTTGGCATCCGTACACAACTGATTACCAACCACTTACTTTATCTAGCACCACAGAAGAGATTAATCAATTTTTAGAAAATTTTGGCAACCCAAACCAAATATGTCAAATGTGTCCTACTAAGAATGATAATCAAAGTATCATTGATCATAAAACTAATGTTCTTTCCAAAAAACAATGGATTCAATTACAACGCACTTAATGTGTTAATCTGCGATTTAAAAAAATCATACAAATTAAAGATAAAATTATTTCTATTGTTCTCTAATTCAGTTTTGTGATCTTTGTATATTTCTTTTGCATTCTTAATAAGGTTCTCGTTTTCTATGAGCATTTTTTCTAATCTTAATGCGTGGTCATTGCTGTCGTAGCCTTCGATATTATCAAACCCTAGATTGCAAAAATTTTCCGGGCCATAAGAACTAAATCGCTGAGGCCATTGCATAATACGCTGATGTCCGTAAATTAAGTACATTTTCCCTAACAATGCCGGCCACAAACTTTTTTCTGTTGCTGGAAAAATACCCGTAGTAGATTCTGGATTAATTATCAAAGGTGCATCGTGCGTATTGTAAATATGCACATAGTTTGCTACATTCCCCGATACCAGTATATTGTTAATGTATATTTGGCCAGCTTCTTGTCTGTGTATTGTAGGAAGTTGGCCTGAGTTTAACGGACCGGTGTTGTTGAATACAAAATTTTCTTTAATAAATTCTGGTGCAGCCGGGTCCCGATATGTAACAAGACCATATTTGTGCAACCCTAACTTGTGAATCTTTCTTAGTAAATCGTATTTGCTGTTTTCCGACCGATTAACCATACACAAAAAATTGTGTTTTGTTTCGGGTGCATTAATTAGTGTAGTTTTTTGTATTTTAAAAAAACAAATAGCATCGTTTACTAAAATAAAAGGTAATTCTAAAATTTTACATTTTAGATTTTTTTGAAACCTCCAGTATAAACTTTGCTCTCTGTCCATCTCTGTAATAAAATAAACAGGATCGTTAACAAAATTATTTAGAACATCAGAAAAATTGTATTCGATACCCATGACATATTCATCAAACGGTACTACAAACACTGTTTTACCGTTTTTCAAGTGTTGACGAATAATGTCGTAAAATAATACAGGGTCGGAGTCTGGCCCGGACCACTGATCATTCCTTGCCAATCTCATATAGACCATTTCGATATTAGGTCTATACTTTTTAATAATCCCCAGAGTATAATATCCCTGAACTAACGGTACCTTAGGTAGATCCAGTTCATCTAATTCAGGAATACTATACATTATAATGTCTTGCCAACTGTTTCAAGAATTGTTTCTAGTAGTTCGTGGTCTTGTTTGGCTTTGCCAAATTCGGCTTTGTGTGCTAAACTGATTGCTTTTTTCAAAACACCAGGTTTGATTTCTAGTTCTTCGGCAACAGCTTTGATAGTGTCATTGAGTCCACCTTGTAGTGTGTCGATTTCTACCATCACTTGCATGCCTTCGTTGACAATTTGGGTCAGTTTGATCTTTTGATCGCCGTTGAATGTTTTGTCCATTAAATACTCCAGTTAAAAACTAATTATAACACGGATTTTACGGTTGTCAAGTTATTTTGGTAGATGATGCTCACTTCCAGTCTCCCAAGTAGCGAATTCGGAAGACTGCGCCAGCAGCCGGCGCACCATAAGGTTATTGTAAGCAATAACGGTCCTAAGGGTGTTTGGTTATTTGCCTGCTACTGCGAGCGCGGCACCTTTGTTAAAACTCGGACTCCATGGACTGTTGCCTTGCTTTAGTCCTTTGCGTTTGCTCCAATCGTAACCGGCACGATGCCCGCTACAATCTTTAGTGCATTCGCTTCCAAGAAAATTCAATTCATTTAGTTCGTCTTTTAAAAATGTATCAGCGTATGCTTTGCACAAACTCTTGATTCGCGGATTGGTGGTGATCATCAACTTGAACTTGTTGTGCGTTTCTTCTTGCGACGGATCAGCATAGCCAGCATATACTCGGCGAACATTGGTACTGTTGATCAAGTCTGTACAGCATTCGCCGTGTCGATCTGGCATGTCTTCTGTGCACGGGCTCAAGGTGGTAATGATAGTACACCCTTTTGGCAATTGTCCAAATTGTTCACGATATGCATCCAATGCTGCACGTTCGGCATGTACACGACGCCCTTGTTCGTCAGGATAGTTCACAGCACTCACACAGTTGCCATCGGGATCCAACACAGCGGCTGCAACCATTCCTAGGTTGCGATCTTTTCGCTTGCCTTGCATCACCATGTCACATAGATCTACTAGAATATCGTCTAGTAGATCGTGGTTGCTGGATTCAAATTCGTTTAATATCACACTTTGCCTGCGTTGTGTGCTTTCCATGCAGTTGCGTATGCAATGGATTTTTCTGTGGGCGTTAACTTGCCGTCTTTGGAATAGTTCTTTTTGACGTGCTTGACCATACGCTCTGCCTTGGCGCCCGGTGGTGCCTTTTCCATAGTATATGCTTCTTTAACAGCTTTCAACTCTGCTACTGCTTTGCCAACTTCCTGGGGTTTTAGAGTTACTGGATATTTCTTGCCGTTGAATTCAAAACTCTTTTCTCCTGCTGCTGCTGCTTTTGCATGTGCAACACCAGCTGCAATAGCTTTTTTCTCGCCGCCAAACAATTTAGCAATATCGTCCCATATTGCGTCCGTTATTGCTGAACCCACTTTGTAACCGCCGATTGCACCTGCAGCGCCTCCGGCAATGCTTCCAATTAACGGAGCAAACATATTACCAATAAGTGCGCCACCGATACCTGAAACTGCACCGGATACTGCTCCGACTGCTTTACTAAGAATTTCTGGAGCTTTTTCATCAAGCCCTTTGGCTTTTCTCCAGCCTTTGACAATGCTGTGTTTGTTGACCAATGGTGCTGGGAGATAGTCGCTGACTTTTTCATCTACTGTGGGCTTTAACTGTTTTGCGTACATGCCACGCACAATCTTGTGATCCGCATCACGGCCCGCCCATTCTTTTTGCATAGGACTAAACTGGCGTGCTATTGGATGCTTGCCGCTGATGCGTTTGACAATCTTGTTGGTGTTGACATTGTATTCATAAAA